GTCGACTGGATAGGCGAAGATGACTTCATTCTCAGTTGCAGTTGAGGGGATGGGGACGGAAAGGAAAATGGCCTCCCGGGTGATTTGGGACTTGAGGTCAAAATCCGAAAAGGGGAAGTTCGTGATCGGAGCGACAAGGTTGGGGGTCTGAGCGAGAGCGGTGGAATCATTAGTTCCGACACCACTCATCATGTTCCCAGCAGTCCTACGCCGCACTTTAGTCGCCGGATTGGCATCGTCGGGTCGATCTAAGAATCCCGCGAGCATCTCCATCGCATCCATGCCCGAAGGTAGAACATCCGAAAGCGAGGAAAGATCGAGTCCAAGCATATCGGTGATGCCAGAGAAAGGGTTGCCGCCCTGTTGTTTGGCTTGAGAAATACTCACGTTCTTGCCACCACGGTCGGCGCATTTGCACGCGCCATTACACTTCTGGCACCCAGCCGCATGTTCTAGGAAAGCGGGGGGCGCCTGTTCCGCATAGGTTGTGTCGTTTGGTCCAGTAGGGAGAAGTGCTGGGTTCGTGAAGGCATAACCCGTGACGCCTGGATATTGCACAAAGATGTTGAGGCTAACGTATGGCGTCGTTCCGTCAGCCACTGTCAAGGTCTGAATTGGTTGGACGGTGATGATGCCCAATGGGTTGCTCACACCCGACTTGGTCAAGTCCATTCTTCCAGTATTGAGCAGGGAGCGCACGTTGTTGTACGGAATGTTGAGCTCCATCGTACTGGAAGTCGTAGGTTCCACGAGAACACAAGGCCGAGAGGTGGCCACACAGAGGTTCTGGGCCACAATTGTCGGTTCTTCAGGATCGATAGTGTCGTCATACGCGGGCGTGTAAGTAATTACGAGGCAGCCCTGCTGGAAGGCCGTCCCGTTCGCCACGATGGTGAGTCTAACGTCAGTCCTGAAGTAGGCATAGAGCCGGAGAATTTGGATAAGGGTAGATTTGTCCGTAATGGTACCACCATCGTCCAGGGTACAGTCCAGAATGTTGTAGCTAACGGGAGCTGAAGTTGGCGTCCAGTCATAGTGGGCCAGAAGGAAGGTTCGTTCCGCGAGCTTCGAAAAGCGCGAATCCTCGTTCACCTGAGGGACCTCGATCGGTGGGGCCGGTGAGGTGACCGTAGCCTGCGTCGAGGAGCCCGTCGTCTGTTCCATTTCGATCTGCTGAGCGACCATGTTGGTCGTGGTCTCTTCGGCCGGAGGACTCGAAGAGTTCATTGATTGGGATGTCGTAGTCATCATAAGTTTGAGTTGCACCGATGATGCCGTCAAAGGCACTGCCGTATGTCCGCTCCGCGGTATTATCGACACGCCCGGTGATGCGGCCGAGCCAGATATTTTCAAGTGTTTTGAAATCGGGGAGTGGAAAAATGAGGCGTTTCTTGTCCAAGACGGGTTCCAACTTCCGGATGAATTTGTCGTACTCTTCTTGTCCGTGCATCCACATTTCATAGCAGGCAGCGAGGACGCCGGCTTGAATGTCAGGGACTGTGGCGTTGCGGCGGCAGTAGTTGAGTTGTTCATGAATCGCGTCGATCCCACGAGGAGCCAGGCAATAGCCAGAGCTGTGAGACACAAAACGGCGCGAAAGAAACTCCGCCTCCGCCTTCGGGATGAAAGGGCGGAAGACGCCGCTCTTGTCAGCCACCACATCAGTGTAGCCGAAGCCAAGTGGTTCCACGAAATCCCGCAGGCTATACATGTTGAGATAGCGGGCATACTCATCTGATACAGAAAGAATGTGATCGTCACCGTATACTTGTAGTTCCACATTGTTGTCCAAATGTTGCGGGAGGAGGAGATGGGGAGCATCTTGGAGAGCATGGTGAATCCAAGCATACAAGAGACAAAGGTGAATGATGCTGTTGTACTCAGAAGTGAGAGCCCAGCCCGACGGATTGCCTTGGGCCGTGCCGAAGTGGAACGTTGGGGCGCTGGAGGTGTTGTATGCGAGAGCTTCCATGAAAGTGTGTCTCGCGCTATTCCAGTAATCCCCTGAGTAAAACCATTGTGCGACAGGGAGGAAGCAGTGCATTGCGAAGAAGGGCCGAATTGATCCGTCCCAATTACTGAAGTCTCCACAAATGATGTTGTTGTGCCGGAAGATGCGCCGCTGTAGAAGGGTCCAGTCGAGGCCAAGGGCATTGACACCGATGCAGATTCCACTTTCGATGGGGTTCCCGAGGAGCCAAGCTTTAAGTCCGCCGAACAGTTGTCGAGCAACCACTGTGTGGTGAAGGGGGCTGACTGAGATTGTCCGAGTTTTGACGAGTTCGATTTTTGCGTTTGGGCGGGTTTCGGACTTAAGGGACTCGCAGAAATGAGCTGTTGGAATGTCTCCACGCTGGTAGGACTCGAGCAGTTCGTGTGCGAGTCGTCGGCACTCGTTGGCAAGTGGCTTATCCCGCCAGACAACGACGTCATGAGCATTGTGCTCCAAGATTCCGAATTTGGCATGACATCCGCGCTGACTCCAAGGAAGTCCAGCGCTGGTTGAGAGTTTGAGGGGTGGATCGTTTCCTCGTCTCGAGCCGCCAATTGCTTCGCCAACCGTTGAAAGTCTTCGATAGCGGCTCCTCTCGGAGAGACTCCCAAATCGTTGTTTGACTCGGTTGGCGGCCCACAAAAATGGAGCTTCGTGGGTTCGTCGAGTTCGTCAAGTGGCTTGGTCGTTTTCTTGATAGAGAGAAGTAGTGGATCCTGACCTCTAGCCCGGTTGTCTTTCGCGCTGAGGATGGATGGCTGAGTGAGTGGCTCCCCGAAGGTGCCAATGAGTGGCGAGGGGACCCACTCAGATTTCCGGTTGAGGTAAATTTCTCGCTCCGGGACTCCAGTGATGTAGGTGCCAGATTCTCCACACGCTCTGACAAGGCTGCTTGGGTCAAGAATATCCGTGAGGGGGACGTCCTTGACATCAGCCTGGTAGTCTTCGGTGTTGCCGCGAGCATGGCGAATGAGTTCCCCATTGATGGGGGCAAAGACTGCGCCGATGGAGCCAATGCCAGCGAGAATCCCAATGATCTTAGGGACTCTGTTCTGGTCGTAGGCAAAGAGAGGAGTTCCACAATCGCCTTTCTCATACTCCTCCTGGACGTTGTACATGTACTCCGGCCAACATTCGTTCTCGTCGTTCCAGTAGATGTACCGAGCTCGTGCGGAACGCACCGAGACCATGCCGTTGGATGCGACACGGACGGTGAAAGCATCGAGACTCGGAACTCCACGCTCGTCCTGCATCGGAATTGTGTCGTGGTCGGTGCAGAGCGATCGCATGATGGTCTT